GACTGCAGCGCCGGGCTCAGCGGCACGCCGCCGACCTGGGGCCGCGGGGTGGCGGCGGGCGGCGGCGGGGCCGTGTTGCCGGCGGTCAGTGCGTCCTGCAGCGCCCTGGTGAGGGGCATCGGCGCCGCGGCTGCCGCCCCGGCGACGGGGTTGGTGAAGTCGAGGCCGGGGCCGAGCTTCGGCATGGCCGGGCCGCGGCGGAAGGCGGTTGCGGGAGGGGAGGCACCGTAGTCGGAGCCGATGCCGCCGCCCACCTGCGGCGGGCGCGGCGCCGGGTTGAAGGGCGTGGGGGCCGGCGCGGGGGCGATGAAGGCATCGCCGCCGGCAGCCTGCACGGCCGCGGGGCCGAGGATCTGGTCCAGGAGTTCGCCGAGCGTGGCCATGATCTCTCCCTCACCCCGCCGGCCGTATCCTGGGAATCCGGAGGTTGGGCTGGCGCCGGAGCAGAAGGCGCATCTGCTCCTGAATTTGCGCGGCGCTGTGTGGGCATTTTGGGCCGATCACGGTCCGGCCCACGGCGAGCAGCACGTGAAAAGGCGTGTCGCTCGCCCGATCGAGAAGCTGAGTTAGCAGCAATCCTTCGCAGTCCGCCTCCGCCGCCTGCGCGGCTGCCAGCGCCTCGGCGGACAGCGGCACGCCGGGGACGATCTCGCGCCCGTGCTCGTCGAGGTAGCGGTCGCCCTGCTGGTAGTGGGCGGGGCGGTCGAGATCCGGTGCTGTGTACGGTGGCGTGACCCAGCTCACAGCCGTAGCGGCGCGGGCCGCGGCCGCCTTCACGCGCTCCTCGGCGCGCCTGTCGGATTCTTCCTTCGCGCGGGCCTCGTCGTCGGCCTTGCTCAGCGCTTCGGCCGCTGCCTTGGCCTCGGCCTCGGCAGCAACACGCTCGCGCTCGGCTGCCAGCTCGGCCTCGTCGAGCGGAACGTTCGGGATGATGAGGAGCTTGTTCTGGTCGTAAAAGCGACCGTGCTGCTCCCAGACCGCTGGGCGGTCGCAGTTCTGGGGCGTCCACGGCGGGTTGATGCTCCCGTAGGGCATTCCCTCGTCGATCCGCATGGTGTCGCTCCTCTGCGTCATGATAGTGCCCGCTGCCATTCCAGCCGCCCGGTGTGCAAGACGGGGTAGTGACGGGCCCGGCGCGCATCGATGAGATGTTGCCAGGCGCGCTGCCGCCGGTACGCGACCCACGCCGCCGGCGGCGGCTCAACGATCCGCCCGCGCACCACGGGCTCGCCCGGCTGGCGTGGAGCCGGGCGGACAAGCCTCGAAGGTGCGGGCGTGTTCCTCATGGCTTGGGCGCGTAGCCCCGCGCCGCGCGCGCGGCGTCGACGATCGGGCGCCGGTCGATCACGTTCGGCGGGTTGCGCCGCTGCGGGGGCGGCGCTGACGCGTTCCGCGGGCCCTTGCCAATGTCGTCGATCACGCCGTAGCCGCGCGCCTTCCGCGTTTCGTTGAACCAGGCGAGGTTCCTGGCGCGCTCTTCCCCTTCGCGCCCCGGCCGGATGCCGTGGTCCTTTTCGATGGTGGCGCCGACATCGGTCATCAACTTCCTGGGGTCGCGGACCTTGGCGCCGGCGATCCGGGCGCGGTCGTACATGGAGCTGAGCTGATGGATATCGTCGCCGGCAGCGGCAATGTCCGCGTCCTGATACCCGGCGCTCCTGAGGTCCTCGCGGAGGTTGTCCGCGGTGACCGCGTACGTGGTCGCAGCCGCCTCGCGATCAATCTTCAAGATTGGGTAGTTCCCGACGAATTCATCGGCCGCCCGCTTGGTCTCGGCGATGACGTTCGCTCCCGTGACCGCGCCCTGGAGCTGGCGCAGTGCGGCTTCCCCACCGTTCTTCTGGGCGCGCTCGATCACCTTCCGGAGTGCTGCAGCCCCTTCCGCACGGTCGCCTACCTGTAGCTGATCGGCGATCTCCTCAAGCTCGACGTCTGGCTGGTCGTGGTCGTCCTGCATGGTCGTGTGGTCCCTGTCTCTGTGCTGGGTGTTGGTGGTCTACGCGTGTCTCACACGTCGCGCCGTGCTTCGGCTGGCGTGATCACGCCCTTCTGGAGCAGGACGATCAGCGCCTCGGCAGGGGTGGAGACGACCTCGTAGTGGAACGCCTCGACGGCCTCGAACAACTCGTCGTAGCTGTAGTTCAGGTCGCCGCGGGCCCAGGCAGCGAGATCGAGATCCGTTGTCGTGTCGTCGAAGCCGGCCAGGCTGCCGTGCTGCGCGTAGTACCGGCCTCCCCGCGTCGTCGACATCCCCGGGTACTTGCCGGTGGCCCCGCTGGTCAGCCGGTTCGCGGCAATCGAGGAGGCATCGGCCCCCGAGCACGGCAGGAACGGCCCGGGGTTGTCGGGCGTGCCCGCGACCTCTCGCCCCGTGGGGTCCGTGAAGCACGTGTTCCCGTGGGCCATGATCAGCCGCAAGATCTCCGGCGTGTTCGCCGGCATCTTCCATGTCAGGTGCGGGCCGGTCGGCGGTTCGGCTGTAGTCTGGGTGGCGGGCGCGTCTTCGGCCATCGGCGCAGAACTCCGTGAGCTGTATCGCCCTCGGAGCTACGCCCGTCAGCGCGGATTGTCGCCACGCATTCTACGCATCTTGCGCGCCCGCTCGGCTGCGCCCTCCGACGCCAGGCGCTTGAGCGCCCGCAGCACCGTGTCTCGCTTGGGCATATCGTCCCCGTGCCCATCGGCAATGAGCTGGTCGTAGATGCGCTTGTAGGCCTGCACCGGCCGCATGTTCGGTATCCACCGCCCTTTCGCCTGCAAATGCCGGAACGCCGCCGCGATCTTCGGGAAATGGGTCGCCTCCACAGCCGGCTCGACGCGTGGACGACGAGGCGCGCGCCGCTGCTCGTTCCGTCGGGCGATGTCCTCGGGCGGTATCATGGGAGGTCAGTACATGCGATTAGGGGGCGTGGTTTGTTCCGGCCAGTCCCTGCTCGGGCCTTACGTGGCAATGCGGGCAGGGGCCCTGTCGGGAGTCGTGAGGGCAGTGGGGGCTCCACCACTGCTTTCCGCAGTGTCCGCACGATCTAAGAAAAACCCTGTAGGAGTTTTGGTCGCTGTAGAGCCATCCTCCGAGGAGTCGACGCAGACGCTTGCTACCGATGAGCCCACGCTGCACCTCCTTGGGATGCTCGACAACGATGCCGTCTATGTGTTCGGGTCGTCCGCGCACCGTACGTGACTGCGCGTCCACACAACTGGCACACGAACCACGGTCTGCGGGCATCGAATCCTCCATTCAACGTCAGTGAACCCCTTTCGACTGCGGCGCAGTCACCTTCTGCTCCGCAGTCCGGGGCAGCACGACAAACTGGAGACCAGTCAGTTTGCCAGGCTGCTGCTCACGGCGTCGGAACCGACATGCTAGGATACCACCTTGGCGGATGGCCTCCTCGATCCGCTCACCGCCGGGATGCCCGCGGCATGCGAGCCAGAGCAGCGTGCCAACGACTCGGTCCAGCATGTCCGACCCTTCGGCGTAGCATCGCGTTTCAAGGGCGTTCATAGCCCAAAGGCGGGCGTCGTCGCGGGAGATACCCGCCTGAGCGATGAACGCGGCGATGTCCGCCAGGATACTGGGCACTTCACTGCATATTACCGCACTTTCGACGATCAACTCGTCGTCGATCGTAGCTCGGAAGAGCATGGTCGACGCATCGTCAGCTGTCGACATAGTCGGGTACCTCCACCTCTTCGAAGAGGATTGGCTCCGTCGGCTCCATATCCTCGACTCTCGACATCGCGTCGATAAAATCGTCGCGCGGGCTGAACGGGAACAGGCAGAACTCCTCGAAGAACACGCGCGTCAGGTCGTAGATGTTGCCGTCCTCGTCCCGGCGCATCAGCGGCTCGAACAGGCGCCACAGCTCGCCGTTGGCCTTGGCGCGGCGTTCCTCGCGCTCCGGGCCAGGACAAGCCCTATACCGAATTTCGTCACTGCCGTCTTCGAGGTACCATCGCGCGTGCTTCTCGGCGTTTCCGGCGCGCGGGTGCCACACCCGGCCTGGCACCAGGAACGCGCCGTTGCGGAAGTGGGGCTCCAGCCGCCCCACGCGCGCCTTCTTCGATTGTCCGCCCCGCTCGCCGGTCCACCCGAGCTCCAGCACCTCGAAGCGGTACTTTTCCCGCCGCATCATCTGCTCGAAGTACTCGTCGTCCGACTGCAGGCCGTAGCGCTCCAGCCCGACCTTGACGAGCTGCACGCCCGGCATCTTCGCCCATTTCTTGTGCAGGTCGCGCACGCGCTCCCACCGTTCCGACAGCGGCATGCGGTGACAGTAACCGTCGAGCAGGTAGTGCTTGCGCGCCTTGGCGATGCCGATGACTGCGATTGCCGTGCGGTCGGATGTCTTACTCCTGCCCAGGCTCGGGTCGATCATGATGTAGACGTTGAGCATGGTTGGCCGGAGCCAGTAGGGGATCAGCCAGCCGGGGCGGAAGAGGTTCTCCTCGCCAGCGAGCGGGTTCTGCAGGTACTGCGCGGCCACGCTCGATCGCTGCTGGCGCTTGATCTCGTCCCAGCGCTCCCGGGAGAGGAAGACCGGCCGGCCGGTGAGCGTCCCGTCCTCGGTGGCGGGGTAGACGCGCGCCGTGGCGATGTTGTTCTCGATGATGTAGCCGTAGGTGTCGCCGAAGTGGTAGCGCGTGCCGATGAACCACTTCCGGGTACCCTCCGCCTCCCCGAGGCTGAAGGACAGCTCCATGCGCTCGGTGGCCTTCTTCACCTGTTCGGGGTTCGTGACGGCGTGCTCGTTGATCACGTCGTCGTAGACGAGGAGCGAGAAGTGCTTGCCGGTCGGCAGCGCCTCGATGAGGCCGTGGCCCTCGACGGTCGCCTCCTTCGGGTTGGTGGTCCGCTTGACAGTGATGCCGTCCGCCTTCGACCAGGAGCGCGCCTGCTTGCGCTCCTTCTGGTCGCGCCACAGCACGTCGCCGTAGAGCTTGATGAGCTTCTCGTTGTCCTCGAACTCGCGCTTGATCTGGTCCACGAAGGCCTGGGCCATCTCCTTGGTGTGCGAGAAGATGCCGACGCGGATCTCGGGGTCGCAGAGCACCTCCTGGATGACGCCGGCGAACGTAATACAACTGCTCTTACCGTGCGCTCTCCCCCAAAGGTCCAGATAGCCGTCCGGCGCCGCCTCCACCTCCCGGCAGCGCCGGTAGATCCAGGGGTGCACCATGTCCGCGCGGTTGCAGAGCACGGTCATCAGGTAGAAGCGGTCGTTGCAGCCCAGAAGCGCCAGTTCGGCCGGCGTCATGTACGGGACCACGTCCTCGTAGATTTCGAGGGCCACCTCGAACGGCGCGTCGCGCAGCTCGCGGATGACGTTGAGGACCTCCGGGTCCGCCCCGGCGGCGTAGCGGATGCCGCGCAGGGGCCTCGCCTCGTCCACCTCAGCGCTCCGCCGCCCCGTTGCCCCTGTTGCCGGCCGGCGGCAGCGCCCTTGCTGCCTCCTCGGCCTCGATGCGGGCCTCGTAGTTTGCCGCGGCCGCCCTGACGCGCCGCATGGCGGCGCGCATCGCCTCGCGGCCGGGGTCCTGGGGCCTGGGGGTGATGTCCTCCACGGTCAGGTTCTGCTCGATCCGGTCGCCGAATGTCTGAGGCAGTGCCTTGGCCAGGAGCCACTGCCGTGTGGCGATGCGCATCCGCGACCGCGCCAGCACCTCCTCGTTGACCACCGTCTCGATCGCGCCCGACTTGGTGACGCGCTCCATGAAGTCGTTGCGGGCGTCGTCGCAGATCTCAAGGAGTTCGTCGGCCATCGAAAAGAAGCCCATCTCTCGGGCGTGCGCGTATCGCGGCGCGAACGGGTGGGTGGTGTCGAGTGCCCAGGCGCGGACGGTGCTCTCGGCCGGCATGCCGTCATCACGGCAGATGGTGCGCAAGGCCTCGCCGGCGGCCAGGCGGCCGAGGATCACTGTTGCGATTTCGTCCGTGTAGACGCTTGGCCTGCCGTGCGGCTTGGGCTGTGCGTCGGGCGGAGCCGCCTGGGCGGGCGCCGGGCCTGTGGCACGCTCCGACTCCCTGGACTCCCTCCCTCGCGCGCGCGCGCGCACGCGATACCGCGCAGAAAGTCCCCCTTTTTCTGACTCCCTCTGCGCTTCCTGGCTGGCCCCACGCAGGGCTTCGATGCGCGCCCGCACGGCCGGCCCGCGCGCCAGCTTTTTGGCGTTCGAGCGGACCGTGCTCGGCTGCATCTTCGAGCAGTCGCGTGTCTGCCGGTACGCGTCGACAAGCTTGGCGCCGGCGGCCACGGCCTGCGCGAAGAACTCCTTTTTCGGGGGGAGCCCGCTCACGTCTGCCCCTCCGTGGGTTGCGTCTGCAAACAGGCTCTACCGGGCGTGCTCGCCGCGGCGGCCTCCGCCTCGGCCGCCGGCCCGTCGAGAGCGTCTGCGATGGCGGCATAGCGCCCGCTGAGGGTGCGCAGGGCGCCGGCCATGG